TGTTGTTATACATGGCGGTTGGAATGGTGTGTTAGCAAATATGTTATTCAATAGTGATATTGGTATTAAACATATTACAAGTGTAGACCTTGATCCTGTTTGTAAAGAAATTGCAAGTACAGTAAACAAGCGTCAAGAGATGGAAGGTATGTTTGAAGCAGTTACAGCAGATATGTGTACTTACGAATATACAACTAGTCCTTATTTTGTTATTAATACAAGTTGCGAACATATTACACAAGAACAATATATGCAATGGTTAAATAATATACCAAAGGGTACAAAGATAATTTTACAATCTAATAACTACACCGAGTTAGAAGAACATGTTAACTGTAGTGAAACGCTTGGCGAGTTTGAAAAGAAATCAAAGTTAAAAATTGAAGTTGCAAAAGAATTAGAATTAACAAAATATAAACGATTTATGATTATAGGAACAAAAGATGTATAACTACGAAGATATTACATCAATACATTTAGAAGTTACAACAAGGTGCCAAGCAAGATGTCCTATGTGTCCAAGAAGGATCAATGGTGGACCTGAACTTGACAGTTTAGATCTTACAGAAATTAGTTACCAACAATTTACAAAATGGTTTCCTGTAAGTTTTGTACAACAATTAAAGTTTCTAAATATGTGTGGTAACTTAGGCGATCCTATTATGGCCAAAGACACACTAGGCATAATGCAATACCTACGTAAGCACAATCCTTTTATGACCTTGCAAATGCACACTAACGGAAGTGCAAGAACTACTGACTGGTTTAAAAGTCTTGCAGATGTAGGAGTAAAAATTGTATTTGGTATTGACGGACTAGGAGATACTCATGCGTTATATAGAATTAGTACAAACTATGAGAAAATTTTAGAAAACGCACAAGCATTTATTGAAGCAGGTGGAGATGCAAGATGGGATATGCTTGTATTCAAACATAACGAACACCAAGTAAGTGCATGTGAACAATTAAGTAAAGACTTAGGCTTTAAAGGATTTAGTATTAAGCATACTACACGTTTTAGAGATGGTAAGTTAGATGTAATTGATGACGACTATAATATTACGCATACACTATTACCATCACAAAAGAGTTTAGAAATGATTGCTCCAGCAGAAAAAGCTAGGAACGAATCTATGCCAACTATTAATTGTAAAGCAGTTCAAGATAAACAAATGTATATTGCCGCAAACGGAAACGTTAGTCCTTGTTGTTGGTTAGATTTAGAATGGTTACCACAACACTCTCATTCAAGAATAGATTACATGACAAAAATTAAAGAATATCCTAATTTACACAATCATTCATTTGAAGAGATTTTTGACAACGGCTTTTTTAACAAGATTAGTAGTTGTTGGACTAGTACTGGACTTAAAGAATGTTCAAAACAATGCGGAACGTTTGATAAACTAAACGCACAGTTTGAAAGGCATGAGCATGAGTAAAACATTTTGTCCTTTACCTTGGATACATTTAGCAACACGACCTAACGGTGACGTTAGAGTTTGTTGTACTGCTAATGCATCAGGTGCAGGGATAGAAGATGACAAAACAGTAGGGCTTGTTAAGAAAGACGGCATTGCTATGAATATGCGTGACCATACTATTGAAGAAGTATGGAATAGTGAGCATATGCGTAACACAAGATTGCAAATGCTAAATGACCAAGTACCTGCAAGTTGTCGTAAATGTTTTGCAGAAGAAGAAAAGGGTATTGTAAGTAAGCGTCAATGGGAAACTAAAGTGTGGGAAAAGCGTTTAGACATTGATAGTATTGTAGAACAAACAGACGCAGACGGTAACTTACCTGTTAACATTCCTTACTTTGATTTACGCCTTGGTAACTTGTGCCAATTAAAGTGCGTAATGTGTAGTCCACATGATTCAAGCAGTTGGATTAAAGAATGGAAACTACAAAAACCTAAATACAAAAACAAAGACTTAATTGCAGAACAAAGTTGGGATCAAGACTTTGATTATACTTGGTACAAGAAAGGATCCTTCCTTGATTCTATGAAAGACCAAGCACAACATATTAAAGAATTGTATTTTGCAGGAGGCGAACCTCTACTAATACCAGAGCATTATGCTATATTAGAGTTTATGGTTGATAACGGATTTAGTAAACATATTTGTATACGTTATAACAGTAATGGATTAGAATTACCTGATAAGTTATTTGCATTGTGGAAACATTTTGAGGAAGTAACATTTAATTTTAGTATTGATGCGTATGGAGATAAGAATGATTATATACGCTATCCAAGTAAATGGAAAGATATAAGTACAAACTTACATAAATTAGATAAAGCAGGACCTAATATCAAAGTTAACATGGCCTGTGCAGTACAGTTGCTAAATGTAGCATATATACATGAACTTGCAGAGTGGAAAATCCAACAGCAGTTTAATAATATTAACGTATTGCCGTTTGGTGGTGGGCTTATAGGTACACACTTAGTATACTTTCCGTCATACTTAAATATACGTGTGCTACCACAAGCATATAAACAGTTCGCTAAAGATAATATAGAACGGTTTATTGATAGCCAAAAATTTAATAGTGCTTGGAACGAACATGCAATGGGCAAAAGAAGATTTGAAGGATTAATAGAATATATGATGAGCGAAGATTGGTCAAATAAACTACCTCAACTACAAGATTATTTAAGAGTATTAGATGAACAACGTGGAACGGACTTTAGAAAAACGTTTCCCGAATTAGGAGAACACATATAATGAATACCGAAAGAGCCTTACTATGGAATAGCCTATGTAATTTAGGCGACATGGTAAAACTAAAACTAAAAGTTAACGGGCATGAGCTTGTACAACAGTTAGAACAGTTTGAAGATAATTGGTGTCCTTATAACGCAAAAAAAGATACACACAACAACCGTTGGGGTTTACCTGTAACAAGTCATACAGGTGATGTAATGGACAACTATCATTTGAATAGCTTTGGCCATATGCAACGCTACCACGATGTTGAAATGAAAGAAGAAAACTTTACAACACCAACTGAAGTATACAAGAACATTCCGCAACTTGCAAGTCTTGTAGATGTATTTGCACCTGACATTGGTCGTGTACATTTACTTAGAGTTGATGAGGGAGGATTCTTTCCACCACATAGAGATTTTCCAGGAGTAGGTCCGGAGTACTTTAGATTACTAGTTACGTTTGGTAAATGCCAACCTGAGAACTATGCACATATACTAGATAAGAAACTAATTTATCCTGATCCAGAATATGTACATTTTATTAACTTCCAAAAAGAGCATAGTGTGTTTAGTTATACTAACGGACTACATTCATTAATCCTTACAGTTAAACTAAATCAACGTACACACGATTTAATTATTAAGAATAGCATGAGCGAATGAAACTAGACTATCAAGATAAAGCAAAAGAAGATTGGTTCTTAGTTAGTTGGACCTTAAGCAATAAGTGTAACTATCGGTGTTCTTATTGTCCAGACCATTTGCACAATGGAACAACAGGACAACCTAAATGGGAAACTGTTAAAAACTTTGTTGAGAATTTTAAAGTACCTGCTAAAGAAATTTGTTATAGACTTAGTGGCGGAGAGCCTACGTATTGGAAACACTTTATTGATCTTGCAAAACTTGTTAAAGAACAAGGACACACATTTAGTTTTGTTACAAACGGAAGTCAATCAGTTGAATACTTTAAAAAGATAGATCCATATACTGATGGTATGCTTATAAGTTACCACCCAGAATATTCAAGTGCATCACACTTTGTAGAAATTGCAAATGCAACAACTTGTGAAATTATTGTTAATTTAATGTTGCCACCAGGCAAAGAAGCATTTGACGAACAGTATAAAATAGCACAATACCTATATGATAGAACAGATAGGATGTCAATATATCCTAAAGTTATTTTAGATAAAACAGACGGAGAGCATATTACTAATACTGTATCTCCTTATAGTAACGAACAAAAACAAATAATTGGCCAGTGGCCATTTGCTAGAGAAGTTAACGATGATAAACTACATCGTGGCGATCTTAAACTTGACGAACAACCTATTACAGCAAACGATTTAATTATATCAGGAATGAATAACTTTGCTGGTTGGAAGTGTTGGGCAGGCATTGACGGAGTAAACGTAGATATGTGGGGTAACCTATATAGAGCAGATTGTCAATTTGGTGGCCCAATAGGAAATATGGAACGATATAGATTACCAACTGAGCCTATTACATGCGGAAAAACAGTATGCGGATGTTTGAGTGATATATACATACGGAAGGACCGTGGCAATGGACGAAGCAGAACTGAAAGAAGCATACCGACTGTTTTGGATGGTTAAAGGACATATTGATTGTAGCGATGAAACAGCATTACAATCAGCTGACAGTTATTTTAAAAGGCTGTGGAGAGCAGGAAGTGATGGTGCTCCTTTATATGCACGGGAAGAGGGATTCGAAGAGGCTTACTTAAATAAAAAACTAAGTTCTGGACAATAGTCTAATACGTTTTCGTTTCTAATTTTATCTAAATCTTTTGTATACTTAACAAACGTGTCTAGCAGTTTACTATCGTCTTTGCTAGTGTACTTTATATTAGGAAATCTAAAATCAATTTTGTCTAATACGCTGTTAGGTAAAACTTGCGGATTTAAGTAAGGCGGTGTTACTACAACATTTGTAAAATATATTTCCCAGTTGTCTTGTTTATTTTCTTCAAACCACCAATACAGTTTATCTAAGTGTGCAATGTTATATGCCATAACAGTTGTAGTAATAATTACTCTAGTTGCAAAATTAAACTGTTTTAAATTTTCATTTAGTTCTGCAAACGTAAAGTTTTTACCACCTCTAATATATTCGTATAGTCCTTCAGTACCTTCAACACTTATATTCCATTTAGTTTGACCAAACTGTTTTGCAAGTTCATGTACTTCCTCATCTACAATAGTACCATTAGTAGTCCAGTCAAGTGTAATGTTTTTAGCGATACCAAGATCAATAAACTTTTGTAATATTATTTTGTTAGCAGGTTCCATGTAAGGTTCCCCACCTAGTATGCTTAGATATTGTAAGTTCATAAATGGAGTAGGATCTTCAAACAACCGTTCTATAATTTGTTCGCTTTTATTTGTGTAACCAAACTCTGGACTGTTAACAGGGCGTTGATAATTGCTGTCCAAATTATGTAATTTGATATCATCTTTAACCCAGGCACTAGAAGCAAGTCCACTACACATACGACATTTCAAATTACAAATATTACTCATATTAAACTCCAAAAAGTAGATATCTGTGAAGTTTTTTGAGTAGTCGTAATTGGTATTTTCCAACATTGGATTGAGTGTATCACGGAAGAATAAACGTCTGCTATGACCTGCAGATTCTTCTTTTAACGTGCATTGTTGACAAGCTGGCGGTAACACTCCATTACGGAAGCTATCCTTTGTGTATGACGCTGTAACGCTGTCTAAGACGGTGTTTAAAGGTGTTTTAAGCACGTTACCATAGCGTTCTTTATACACACAGCAGGGTACAATATCACCATTAAAGCGTACTGTAATACTATGCCAAGGAGCAAAACATTTCATATTTTGGTTACCTCTTTTACCTTCAAATTATCACCAAAAACAAAGATAAAATGTTCCTGTGTTTCGATGTGGTATCCTAATACATTTATGTAGTCTTTGTGTATAATAGGTCTACCAAAAATTAAACCTTTGAAAGTTTCGTCTTTAACAATATACCCTTGATCGTCAATTACTATAACAGGACAACTAGGTGTTCCGCTTGGAAAGAAGTACGCATTGCCTTTGTATTCAATACCACATCTAAATCTATATTTGCCACCAAAGTCTAATTTGATATCAAACTGTGTAGTTTCTTTTGTAACTGTATCAAATACTAATCCCCAGTTACTATCATTAGCATGTTCATCACCGTAAGGTACAGCAACAATTTTATCACCTAGTAATACACCGCAGTTATATTTTTTAGCAAAGTCTACTCCGTCGATAGTATGATACGTAGCAGTATTTGTTTCTGTATCAAACTCTACAATAGTGTTAAGTCCTTTAGTTTCT